CTCTCCCCCCTGTCGCGTTCGCTCGCTCGCTGGCTCGTTTGGGGGGGTGGCAGCTCAAAGAGCTGCCAGACGACGGCCCTCTGGCCGTCGCCCCCCCAAACGAGCCAGCGAGCGAGCGAACGCGACAGGGGGGAGAGTGCCACACTCTCAAGCAAGGGGGTTTTGTAAGCAGTGATGTCATAATGATGTAATGCTTATTGTCACGCGATAGTTAATGATTAACAGTCATGTGATGTGTTTTATCCAATAGGAAGAAAGCGCGCGTATGAGTTCTCGCGAGACTTCCGGGGTATAAAAGACCGAGTGAACGAGCCCGCCGCCATTCTTTGCTCTGGACTGCTAGAGGACCCTCGCTGCCATGGCTACCTTCTATGAAGTCATTGTTCGCGTCCCATTTGACGTGGAGGAACATCTGCCTGGAATTTCTGACAGCTTTGTGGACTGGGTAACTGGTCAAATTTGGGAGCTGCCTCCAGAGTCAGATTTAAATTTGACTCTGGTTGAACAGCCTCAGTTGACGGTGGCTGATAGAATTCGCCGCGTGTTCCTGTACGAGTGGAACAAATTTTCCAAGCAGGAGTCCAAATTCTTTGTGCAGTTTGAAAAGGGATCTGAATATTTTCATCTGCACACGCTTGTGGAGACCTCCGGCATCTCTTCCATGGTCCTCGGCCGCTACGTGAGTCAGATTCGCGCCCAGCTGGTGAAAGTGGTCTTCCAGGGAATTGAACCCCAGATCAACGACTGGGTCGCCATCACCAAGGTAAAGAAGGGCGGAGCCAATAAGGTGGTGGATTCTGGGTATATTCCCGCCTACCTGCTGCCGAAGGTCCAACCGGAGCTTCAGTGGGCGTGGACAAACCTGGACGAGTATAAATTGGCCGCCCTGAATCTGGAGGAGCGCAAACGGCTCGTCGCGCAGTTTCTGGCAGAATCCTCGCAGCGCTCGCAGGAGGCGGCTTCGCAGCGTGAGTTCTCGGCTGACCCGGTCATCAAAAGCAAGACTTCCCAGAAATACATGGCGCTCGTCAACTGGCTCGTGGAGCACGGCATCACTTCCGAGAAGCAGTGGATCCAGGAAAATCAGGAGAGCTACCTCTCCTTCAACTCCACCGGCAACTCTCGGAGCCAGATCAAGGCCGCGCTCGACAACGCGACCAAAATTATGAGTCTGACAAAAAGCGCGGTGGACTACCTCGTGGGGAGCTCCGTTCCCGAGGACATTTCAAAAAACAGAATCTGGCAAATTTTTGAGATGAATGGCTACGACCCGGCCTACGCGGGATCCATCCTCTACGGCTGGTGTCAGCGCTCCTTCAACAAGAGGAACACCGTCTGGCTCTACGGACCCGCCACGACCGGCAAGACCAACATCGCGGAGGCCATCGCCCACACTGTGCCCTTTTACGGCTGCGTGAACTGGACCAATGAAAACTTTCCCTTTAATGACTGTGTGGACAAAATGCTCATTTGGTGGGAGGAGGGAAAGATGACCAACAAGGTGGTTGAATCCGCCAAGGCCATCCTGGGGGGCTCAAAGGTGCGGGTCGATCAGAAATGTAAATCCTCTGTTCAAATTGATTCTACCCCTGTCATTGTAACTTCCAATACAAACATGTGTGTGGTGGTGGATGGGAATTCCACGACCTTTGAACACCAGCAGCCGCTGGAGGACCGCATGTTCAAATTTGAACTGACTAAGCGGCTCCCGCCAGATTTTGGCAAGATTACTAAGCAGGAAGTCAAGGACTTTTTTGCTTGGGCAAAGGTCAATCAGGTGCCGGTGACTCACGAGTTTAAAGTTCCCAGGGAATTGGCGGGAACTAAAGGGGCGGAGAAATCTCTAAAACGCCCACTGGGTGACGTCACCAATACTAGCTATAAAAGTCTGGAGAAGCGGGCCAGGCTCTCATTTGTTCCCGAGACGCCTCGCAGTTCAGACGTGACTGTTGATCCCGCTCCTCTGCGACCGCTCAATTGGAATTCAAGGTATGATTGCAAATGTGACTATCATGCTCAATTTGACAACATTTCTAACAAATGTGATGAATGTGAATATTTGAATCGGGGCAAAAATGGATGTATCTGTCACAATGTAACTCACTGTCAAATTTGTCATGGGATTCCCCCCTGGGAAAAGGAAAACTTGTCAGATTTTGGGGATTTTGACGATGCCAATAAAGAACAGTAAATAAAGCGAGTAGTCATGTCTTTTGTTGATCACCCTCCAGATTGGTTGGAAGAAGTTGGTGAAGGTCTTCGCGAGTTTTTGGGCCTTGAAGCGGGCCCACCGAAACCAAAACCCAATCAGCAGCATCAAGATCAAGCCCGTGGTCTTGTGCTGCCTGGTTATAACTATCTCGGACCCGGAAACGGTCTCGATCGAGGAGAGCCTGTCAACAGGGCAGACGAGGTCGCGCGAGAGCACGACATCTCGTACAACGAGCAGCTTGAGGCGGGAGACAACCCCTACCTCAAGTACAACCACGCGGACGCCGAGTTTCAGGAGAAGCTCGCCGACGACACATCCTTCGGGGGAAACCTCGGAAAGGCAGTCTTTCAGGCCAAGAAAAGGGTTCTCGAACCTTTTGGCCTGGTTGAAGAGGGTGCTAAGACGGCCCCTACCGGAAAGCGGATAGACGACCACTTTCCAAAAAGAAAGAAGGCTCGGACCGAAGAGGACTCCAAGCCTTCCACCTCGTCAGACGCCGAAGCTGGACCCAGCGGATCCCAGCAGCTGCAAATCCCAGCCCAACCAGCCTCAAGTTTGGGAGCTGATACAATGTCTGCGGGAGGTGGCGGCCCATTGGGCGACAATAACCAAGGTGCCGATGGAGTGGGCAATGCCTCGGGAGATTGGCATTGCGATTCCACGTGGATGGGGGACAGAGTCGTCACCAAGTCCACCCGAACCTGGGTGCTGCCCAGCTACAACAACCACCAGTACCGAGAGATCAAAAGCGGCTCCGTCGACGGAAGCAACGCCAACGCCTACTTTGGATACAGCACCCCCTGGGGGTACTTTGACTTTAACCGCTTCCACAGCCACTGGAGCCCCCGAGACTGGCAAAGACTCATCAACAACTACTGGGGCTTCAGACCCCGGTCCCTCAGAGTCAAAATCTTCAACATTCAAGTCAAAGAGGTCACGGTGCAGGACTCCACCACCACCATCGCCAACAACCTCACCTCCACCGTCCAAGTGTTTACGGACGACGACTACCAGCTGCCCTACGTCGTCGGCAACGGGACCGAGGGATGCCTGCCGGCCTTCCCTCCGCAGGTCTTTACGCTGCCGCAGTACGGTTACGCGACGCTGAACCGCGACAACACAGAAAATCCCACCGAGAGGAGCAGCTTCTTCTGCCTAGAGTACTTTCCCAGCAAGATGCTGAGAACGGGCAACAACTTTGAGTTTACCTACAACTTTGAGGAGGTGCCCTTCCACTCCAGCTTCGCTCCCAGTCAGAACCTGTTCAAGCTGGCCAACCCGCTGGTGGACCAGTACTTGTACCGCTTCGTGAGCACAAATAACACTGGCGGAGTCCAGTTCAACAAGAACCTGGCCGGGAGATACGCCAACACCTACAAAAACTGGTTCCCGGGGCCCATGGGCCGAACCCAGGGCTGGAACCTGGGCTCCGGGGTCAACCGCGCCAGTGTCAGCGCCTTCGCCACGACCAATAGGATGGAGCTCGAGGGCGCGAGTTACCAGGTGCCCCCGCAGCCGAACGGCATGACCAACAACCTCCAGGGCAGCAACACCTATGCCCTGGAGAACACTATGATCTTCAACAGCCAGCCGGCGAACCCGGGCACCACCGCCACGTACCTCGAGGGCAACATGCTCATCACCAGCGAGAGCGAGACGCAGCCGGTGAACCGCGTGGCGTACAACGTCGGCGGGCAGATGGCCACCAACAACCAGAGCTCCACCACTGCCCCCGCGACCGGCACGTACAACCTCCAGGAAATCGTGCCCGGCAGCGTGTGGATGGAGAGGGACGTGTACCTCCAAGGACCCATCTGGGCCAAGATCCCAGAGACGGGGGCGCACTTTCACCCCTCTCCGGCCATGGGCGGATTCGGACTCAAACACCCACCGCCCATGATGCTCATCAAGAACACGCCTGTGCCCGGAAATATCACCAGCTTCTCGGACGTGCCCGTCAGCAGCTTCATCACCCAGTACAGCACCGGGCAGGTCACCGTGGAGATGGAGTGGGAGCTCAAGAAGGAAAACTCCAAGAGGTGGAACCCAGAGATCCAGTACACAAACAACTACAACGACCCCCAGTTTGTGGACTTTGCCCCGGACAGCACCGGGGAATACAGAACCACCAGACCTATCGGAACCCGATACCTTACCCGACCCCTTTAACCCATTCATGTCGCATACCCTCAATAAACCGTGTATTCGTGTCAGTAAAATACTGCCTCTTGTGGTCATTCAATGAATAACAGCTTACAACATCTACAAAACCTCCTTGCTTGAGAGTGTGGCACTCTCCCCCCTGTCGCGTTCGCTCGCTCGCTGGCTCGTTTGGGGGGGTGGCAGCTCAAAGAGCTGCCAGACGACGGCCCTCTGGCCGTCGCCCCCCCAAACGAGCCAGCGAGCGAGCGAACGCGACAGGGGGGAGAG